ACAAAGGCTATTATACCCCCGTACAATATACCATAGGCAATTAAACGCCCTAGTATTAAGAATAATATATTTTGCTTTGTTTGTTTTATTTTCAATTTCATAACAAAACCCCCTTTTCATTTGTTGGCTACATTGTATCATATTATAATAAGTTTGTCAATATATATTGTAAAAGTTTTTTTAAAAGTTTATGTATATATAGCCTATGTTTTATTTTAAAATAAGAATCTAAAACACACCAAAACGCCAAAACGAACGCAAACGCACGCACCCCACCCCGACCCCTATACCAGGGAGAACGCCCCGGGTCGCGATATCCACCCCCCGCGCAACCAACAAAAATCGCAAATCCCCTATTGACTATAAAAAGAGTAAAAGGTATAATTGAGGGAGAAGGAGAGGAGAGAATGAGGAGAGAGGAAGTAGAAAATAGAGCAGCGATAGGGCGAGTGTATGGAAGATGGGAAGTAATAGGAGTAGAGCGAGGGAAGAAAGGATTAGAGTGGGTGTGTAGATGTGAGTGTGGGAAGGAGAAGAGGCAGAAGATATGGAATGTAAGGAGTGGAAGAAGTGTGATGTGTAAGGAATGTAGTGGAAGGTTAAGGAGGAAGGAGAGAGAGTAAATGAAGATAAAGAAATATCAAATAATAACGATACTGGAGATAGCGAGGGACAGATATGGAATAGAGACGATAGATGGTTTGATAGAGGACATAAATAGGAAATGTGAGAATGATTTTGATACGGTAATAGAATTTAAGATGAGAGGAGAAAAAGAAGATGAAAGAGATAGAGGCGGCATTAATAGGTCTGCTGATAGTAGGGCGGAATAGTGATAGTAGTATTGTGTATAATATTGTGGAAGATGTGGAAAAGATGGATGGAACCAGAGGAGATAAGGGAGATAAGGGAAATAAGAGGAAGAAAGAGAGAAAGGAGAGAGATAGAGAATGGACATAAGATTTATAAATAGGAAAGATGAGATAATAAATTGTAGTGAGTTAAGTATAAAGGTAATGGGGAATAGTTTGATTGGGATAAATGCGGAGCAGAAGATAGTGGAGATAGAGAGATATGAAAGAGAGGAAGACGCGAGAGAGGTGTTAAGAGAGGTAGTAGAAGTGCTAAAGGCAGATGTAGCGAATATAGTGATAGATTTAAGGAGTGAAGAGAAATGAGGTATAAAGAATTAGGAGAGCCGTGTAGGAGTGCGATAGCGGAAGGAAGGTGTACGGGATGTAGTAGGTTAGAGTTAGAGGAGTTTGAGGGGAATGAAGGATGCAAGATGTATGAAAAGAAGGTAGAATGGAGTAGAGACTGGAGAGTGGTTAAGTGGGAATAGGAGTAGTATGTAGTTGGGTATATTGTATAATAGGAGCGATAGTATTTTTGTGGTTAAGCGAGCATTTTTATATAGAGAATAAAGAGACAGGCGAGGCATATATTATGTCAGAGAGTGTAAGATGTATGGTAATAGGGAGTTTAATTGCGATAGGATGGATAGTGTGTGTGCCAATACTTGTGAGAGGGGAATTTAGATGAAGTGGATAAAAGTGTTAATAATAGTATTTATAGGGATAATGATAGAGCAGGGATTTTTGGACTTATTTGGAAGGGAGGAAAATGAGAGGAAGAAGAGAGCAAAAGCGGTAGTAGTGGTGATATTATTGGTAATAGAGACGATGATAATATTTAGTGGAGGTATAGTGTAGTGGAAGAGAGCCAAGATTATGTAAAGATAGAGGGAGACATAAGGAAGATAAGGTATAATTTAGAGAATGATAAAGGGATGGAGAGAAGTAAGAGGTTGTTGTTATTGAACATATTGAGGTATTATACATCATTGATAGAGGACAGGGATAAGGTAGAGAAAGTGGTGTATGATGAGAGGGAGAAGAAGTTAGAGTATGCGGAGAGTATAGAGATAGGGATAGCGATAGCGTTGAACATAAATGAGGCGATAAGGGAAGAGAGAGATTTAGGGAAGCAGCAGGAGCTGTATAAGGCGATGAAGGAGACATATTATTATTTAGCGAGATATTTGTTTGAGTATTATTTGCCAGCGATGGAATTTGGGATAGCGCCAGAGAAGCAGTTTATAGCGCCAAGAACAATGGTATTGAATAGAATAGCGAAAGAGATGAGTAAGTTTTATTACAGAAAAGATAGACCGATAATGACATTGTCAATGCCACAGGGAACAGGAAAAGAGCAGCCATTAAGCAGTAAGATATTGACACCGACTGGTTGGATAACAATGGGTGAAGTAAAAGTAGGAACGAAAATAATTGGAGCAGATGGGAAAGCATGTGAAGTTGTTGGAGTGTACCCTAAAGGAGTTAAAGATGTTTATAGAGTAAGCTTTGATGATGGTAGCTTTGTAGACTGTGGTTTAGAACATTTATGGGAAGTGCAAACAAGGACAGATAGAAGTAAGGGAGATAAAAAGAGGATTGTAAACACGAAAGAAATGTTAAAGGATTTCAAAATTGTAGATAAATATCATACTTATAATAATTACTCAATAAGATTAGTAGAACCTATAGAGTTTAAATATAAAGAAAAAATAAATGAAAATGATATAGAGCCGTATATATTAGGGGCATTAATTGCAAATGGAAGTTTAACATCGAAAACATTATCTTTTTCTACAGGAGAAAAAGATGTAATAGAAAAAATAAAAGAAAAGTTACCTCAAAGCTTAAAAATAACTGAGACAAAGAAACAATTTGTTTATGTAATAAGGAAAGCACAAGAAGAAAGAGATGAATTAGGACATTTTTTAAAGAATGAATATATATTAAAAATAGAAGAATATGGATTATATGGAAAAAAATCTAATAAAAAATTCATTCCAAAAAAATATTTATATGCCAATAAAGAAAGTAGGATAGAATTGCTAAAAGGGTTAATGGATGGCGATGGGCATATAACTAAAGAAGGGTGGTGCATATACAATACTACATCTGAGGAACTAAAGGATGATTTTTTAGAACTGGTAAGAGGATTAGGAGGCAAGGCAAGTTTCTCTAAAAAGAAAGCTGGTTATAAAAATAAAGAAGGTATATATGTAAAATGTAATGATGTATATCAAATTAATTTTTCTATAAAAATTTTACCTGTAGAAGTAGAAAAAAAGAAAAATAGATATAAAAATCCAAACTATAATTATCAAAAAATGATAACTAATATATACAAAGTTCGTAAAGAAGAGTGTCAATGTATAATGATAGACCATCCAGAGCATTTATACGTAACAGATGGTTATACATTAACGCATAATACGGAAGTTTCAAAGCGTTTCCTTTCATGGACGTTAGGGAAAAATCCAGAGAAACCGTCAATATTTGTAAGTTATTCAGCATCAATAGCAAAAGATAAAGGATTTAATGGAATAGACGCATTAATTCATGATGATATGGGAAATTATTCAAAAATTTTCCCACATTTGCACGAATTATATCGAAGTGCACAAGATATGGTATTAGATTTCAGTAATGACCCTAATAGGAAGAGAGCACACTCTGAATATAGTATGTATTTTGTAGGGTTTGATGGTTCAATTACAGGTAGAACAAGAGCACATAATATATTATATGCAGATGACCTTGTAAAAGACATAGAAGAGGCTAGTAATAAAGATATAATGGACAAGAAGTGGGTTGAGTTTACAGGAACGTTAAAAAAACGTATGCAAGGTAATTGTAAGATGTTATTGGTTGGAACAATGTTTAGTATAAATGACCCATTGTCAAGAACGATACAATATTATAAAGAACATGAACCCGAGAGACTAATGACAATAAGAATCCCAGGGCTAGACGAGAACGACGAGAGTAATTTCAATTATAAGTATGGGTATGCGATAACGACAGAGATGTTTCATGAAGATAGGAATTTAATGGACCCAGTATCATTTAGTTGTTTAATACAGCAGAACCCAATTGAAAGAGAGGGGTTATTGTTCTTTGAGAACGAGTTCAAGAAGTATGATTTGTGTACTTATGAGAAAATGGAAGGGTATCAAAGGACTGTGTCTGCGTGTGATGTAGCGTGGGGAGGTGATGACCATTTGAGTATGCCGATAGTAGATGAGTATGACAATGGAGATTGTTATTTGGTTAAATGGTATTTTGTAAAGGGAACGAAAGAAGAGACAATACCTATGGTAGTGCAGTATATAATAACTTATGGAGTGTCTCATATATGTTTTGAGGCTAATAATGGAGGAGATATGTATGCAGATGAAGTAAAGCGTAGATTGAAAGAAGCGGGTTACAATAAATGTTATGTAGAATCTAAAAAATCTCCAACGAATAAGAGTAAGACGGATAGAATATTGGCACAACAAGGCTTTATAAAAGGTGCAGATAGTTCGGACTATAGATTGATAATACCAACGAGGGAGAGCATAAAAGAAGATAAGATGATAAATGAGGCATTAAATGAAGTGTTTGCATTTAATCAAAGTAGTGCGAAGAATGTAAGAACGAAGCAACACGATGATAGTGCAGACAGTTTGAGTATGTTAGGAAACAATGTATTAGGGGCAAAATCAAGTTATGGAAAAGCAACGAGTAACATAAGTCGAGAAATGTTAGGAATATAATTGACAAAAGAATAGAAAAATAGTAGAATAATAGTAGAAGGATTAATACCTTTCTAAAAAGGATTTCATATTTTATCATCCTTTTTACCTTTTAGGATATACCTTGTATAAATGCAAGGTATTTTTTTTTACAAAAATAGTTGACAATAAAAAAATGTTATGCTACACTTAAATTAGAGGTAGTATAATATGATAGATACAAAAGAAGTAGAAATCAGATGCCCCAAATGTAATAAGTTAGTATGCTCTATGGAAAAAAATGCGAGTCCAAAAGGAATACATTTTTGGTGTCCGAGATGTAAGAGAAGATTTGACATTATTGAGGAGAAAAAATATAGATAGAGCTCTAGTAGCCAATAATTTTGATGAGAATTATTGACTACTATTTTTTTATAGATAAGAGGTGTAGTAAGTGGTTGGAAAAGGAAGAAAATTGATAATTGTAGATAAAGAAATAACGCCAAGTACAATTAAAGATGTAATTGCACTAGCTTGGACTACACATCAAAGAAATGTGACGGATATAAATCAATTGATTGATATATATTGTGGAACACAGAATAGAAAAGGCAATATAGATGGAAAATATATGCCAAATTTGACTGACAATGTAGTTGTAAATAGAAATTATGCTACTGTAAGAACACTTGTGGGATATACATTTTCACAAGGAGCGCAGATAACACAAAGAAAAGGTAGACATTTAGAGGACATTGAAAAGCTAATAGATGTAATGAGTTATGAAAATTCTGACACAGTAGATGGCGAGAGTGGAAATTTTGCAAGTATATGTGGAATGGCGTATTTTGGAACATTTCCAACGACGGAATTATATAGTGATTATATGCCAGATTATCCAATAGTACCGATAGCATTAGACCCAAGAACAACATTTGTAGTATGTTCGCCAGAGTTAGGAAATCCAGTAAAGTTATCAGTAACGTATTATAGTTCAAAAGAGAGAAGAAAGACAGTATTTTATTGCTATACAGATACTGAAACATATATAATTGAGTGTGAGGGTGAAAATACATTCAATAATTCAGGAACGATTACTGATTATGATGTGAATCCAATTGGATTAAATCCAATACAATTGATAAAAAATAATCAATTTATGCAAGGAGATTTTGAAATTGCGTTAGATGTATCAGAAGCATTAAATTTATTGGCAAAAGATAGTATCGTAGATGTAGATAATGTAATAAAATCATTATTGGTAATAATGAATGCTGAATTAGAGGCTGATGAAGCTGCAAAGGCAAGAAAGAATAGAATTATTCAATTAATGGGTCAACCAGGAATGAATGTAGATGCAAAATTTATATATCAACAATTAGATAGTAATGGAATGCAGAATTTAAGAGAATATTTTGAAGAAGCATATAAAGAAATAGTCGGTGTGCCAGATAGAAAAACGCGTTCAGGAGGCGGAGGAGATACAGGAGATGCTGTGAAACTTCGTGATGGATGGGCTGATATAGAAATAGTAGCTAGAATAAAGGAAAGATATTTCAAATTAGCAAAGAAAAAGCAATTAGCGGTGGCAATAGAAATATTACATTTATTGAATTTAGTGTCAAAAGATTTTAAATTAGAAGATGTAGATGTAAAATTGCCAAGAAATAAGAATGATAATATTCAAACAAAGGCACAAAGCTTTAGCACATTAATGGCAACAGAAGAAATTGCTCCAGAAGATGCTTTAGCAATGGCAGATATGACAACAGATATAACGGGAGTTGTATCAAGAGGAAAGAAATATAGAGAAAGTAAAAACGCAGGTATTAATAAGACAGAAGTCAAAACTACTGAAAAAGTAGAGGAAACAGAAGTCGAGTAATATAATTGCCAGTTCTACAATGGCTATATTTGTAGATAGGTAACGCACAGAGAAGTGCTATAAAACACTACTGAAAGAAAGGGAAAAAAATGGATTTTTTAAAAGAACTAATGGGAGATGCCTATAAAGATGGCATGACAAAAGAGGATGTTGAAACATTCTTCAAAAAACAAGTTTTATCTAGCGGAGAGTATACAAACGCTGGAAAGGCAAAGGCTGAAAAAGATGGTTTGAATAAGCAAATTGCTGATTTACAAGCTCAATTAGAAGCTAAAATGACAGATGATGACAAAAAGAAAAAAGCAGATGAAGATACAAAGAAGTTAATTGAAACATTACAAAAACAATTAGCAGAGAGTAAATCTTCACAAAGCAGAATGACAGCTAATAGTGCATTAGCATCAGTTTTGTCAAAAGCTGGAATTAAAGATGGAGATACAGAATATGATGAATTTCTATCAAATATAGCTTTTGAAGATAACGATAAAACAGACAAGGTAAGCAAATATATCTCAAAGATAATATCAAATGCTTATGAAGCTGGGAAATCAGAAGCTATAAAAAATAAACTTGGAAAAATGGGTTCTTTTAAAGAAGGACAAGATGGCGATGGCTCACAAGAAAAGGGAGCTTTCGGTAAAGAATTAGCACTAGCTACGAAAGTAGATACAAAAGTGCAAAAAGATTTTTTTGAAAGGAAGTAGAGAAAGATGGCTAATAAAATAGTTAAAGAAACTTATGGTGCTCCAGAAAAACACATATTAATTGCTAATGATAGTTATATGGTAACATTACCAGCTATTATAAAAGCAACAGGTGTTAGTGCTGGAACAGATGGAAGAAAAGTAGTTAAAGCTGGTACTCCAGTATATGGAGATATCGAAAAGAGAGATACTGGATTTACAATAGCAGGTGCACAAGGTGCTAAACCAGTAGCAGTTGTAATGCACGATGTAGACGTTACAGCTGGAGATGAAAACGGAACAATAGTTATAGCAGGATGTGTTGATTTGTTAAAATTAGATAGTGCTGTTAAAACAGCTATAGCAAGTGTAAAAGCAGACCTACCTAGAATAATCTTTGTAGAAGGGAGTGCTATATAATGAATTTTTTTGATTTAGTAACAAGTTCAAATCTAGTAGAATACTGGATTAATAAAGATTTAAACGACCCAACAGTAGGAAACCAATTATTCCCATTCAAAAAGGAACTTGGAGTAGAGTTAGATTGGGTAAAAGGAGCAAATAATCAAGTTGTAGGACTAAGATTAAGTGCTTATGATGCAAAATCAATCAGAAGAGATAGAGAAGGTATTGAGAAAGTAAAAACAGAAATGCCATTCTTCAAAGAATCAATGGTTGTTGATGAAAAAATGAGACAACAATTAAATACATTACTTCAAACACAAAATGAAGCATTAATTAGAACAATAGTAGCTAGAATATTTGATGATGAAATCAAACTAATCAAAGCTGCTTATGAAACAGTTGAAAGAGTAAGAATGCAATTACTTACAACTGGAACAATAGTATTAGGAAGCAATGGACAATCATATACTTATGATTATGGTATGCCAGTTGAAAACAAAATAACAGTTGCAACAGGATGGGCAGCAGAAGGAGCAGACCCAGTAAAAGATATTTCTGATGCACAAGCAGTTGCAAGAAGAAAAGGTTATAAATTAACAAGAGCTATGTGTAATTCAAACTGCTTAAACGCATTATTGAATAACACAAACATCAAAAATACATTATATGTATTTGCAAATGGTAATATATCAATTACTGTTGATGATGTTAGAAAATACATTGAAGATAGAACTGGAGTTACAATCTATGTAAATGACAATGGTTATGTAAATGAAGCAGGTATATTCACAACATATTTTGCTGATGATATATTTGTATTAATGCCAGATGGACCTTTAGGTGAAACACACTATGGTACAACACCAGAAGAAAGTGATTTAATGACAGGAGCTACAGATGCAGAAGTTAAATTAGTAGACAATGCAATCGCTGTAACAACATCAAAACAAATAGACCCTGTTAATGTTGAAACTAAAGTATCTATGGTAATGTTACCTTCATTTGAGCAAGCTGATGGAGTATTTATACTAGATGTAGACCCAACAACATTATAATGAGGAGGAGCAAATATGATAACAATAGTAAAAGGAAATGATAAAATTGTTTGCACAAAAGGTACTTTTGAAGAACAATATAAAATTCTTGGTTATCAAATAGCTTCCGAAAAAAAGGAGGCTACAGAAAAAGTAGCCTCTATTGTTAATAAGGAAGAAAATAAAAAAGAATTAGATACTAAAGAAGAAGAGAAAATAAATGAAAAGTATGGTTTAAAGAGGACAGCCAAGAAAGGAAAATAAAATTATGTTATATATTTTTAATGAAAAGATTTATGTAAAACCTTTTGATAATAAAATTGTTGAAGTAACTATAACAAAAACAGGAAATGAATATGATGTAAAAGCTATAAAAGCACCAGTAGAATTAAATGATATGAAATTAAAAGAGTTAGCAAGTATAAGCCTTGAAGAAGCTTATAAACATCAAAATAGAGAAGTTAAAAGAACTATTATTGATAAATAGGAAGAGGGAGGATTAAAATGGATTTTAATAATATAAAAATTCAAAAGTTAATATCTGATTTAAAGCGCAGAGCTAAACAAAGAGGATTTGATATTGATAATGATATAGCTGAAAATGAAATTGAAATGGCATTATTAGAATATTATAATGATAGACATTTTAATCCGACTGATGACAAGCCTTTTGAAGAGAAATATTCTGGAATTATAATACAATTAGCTTTAAGTTCTATAGCAAAATATGGAGCAGAAGGCGAAAGAATACATAGTGAAGGTGGAATATCAAGAACTTATGATAATGCTTCAAATTATCCTTTGAAATTGACACAAAAAATAATTCCGCTAGCAAAAGGGGTTGATATATAATGTATAGATTAAAAAGAAATAAGAAATCTATATTTTTATGCAATCAAATAATTGTAAATAATAGAAAAGTTTTTAGCGAACCTATCGAATACAAACTAAATTATCAACCGTTGCTAACAGAAGGTGAAATAATTACTGCTGGAACTGAATATATAAATAGACTAGTAGTTTATTCAAGTGTTGAAGAAGCTTCAAAATTTCATAATGCTGATAGATGTTATGTTTATGTTGAGAAACCAGAAGAATATGATAAATTTTGTAATACAGCCGATTTTTATGTAGATGGTGAGCCTTTAATACTATTAAATGAAGCAAGATTTTATTTACAAAGAATGGTTGGTGATAGTGATGAGTAGAAGAATCACTATCGGATTAAATCAAAATGAAATTTCAAATTTAATTAGTGAATTAGATAAAATTGCTGATAAATTAGATAAAATGGCGGATAAATTAACAGATGATATAGCAGAAGTAGGATTAGAGGAAATGCAAAAGAACTATTCTTCTTCACAATATCAACCATCAGATGGAATGGGATTTGCGAAAACTGGAACTGCTAAAGAAAAAAAAATAAGCATGATAGGAAACCAAGCTATTTATCATGAGTTTGGAACAGGTACAATGGGTGAAGAAAATCCACATCCACAAAAAAATCAATTTGGACTAAATCCGTATAATAGTGGAAAAACTATTAGACGAAACACAAAAGCTGATAGTCCAGCATCAAATTTAGGAATCCCTATAAATGGTTTATATTGGACCTATGTTGATGAAAATGGAATTAAGCATTATACGCAAGGTATTCCAGCACAAAAAATAGTTTTCAATGCAGACAAAACTATTAAAGAAAAAATACCAGAATTATGTAAAAAAGCGGTAGAGGAAGTGTTAAAATGATAAGTTTAACAGACCAAATTATAAAAGGATTGCAAGAAAATTTTGATTCTAGGGAAGATAGTTACAATAAAACAATTGTAAAAGAGGCTTATAAAGATTTACCGAAAGGACAATATCCAAAAGTAATAGTAGAAGAAATTGGCAATAGTGAAGTATTTTCTAGGTCTACGGCACAAGGAGAAAGAACAACAAATTTGAGTTATCAAATAACTGCATATACTAGAGACATGGAAGAATATGACTATGTTGATGGAGCTAAAATTATGATGGATATCATAAATGAATATATAGCAGGCAATATGGCAATGAGAAGATTAGGAGATATGGCAGTAAAACCATATATAACTGATAAAACAATAATGACTTGTAGTCAAAGATATAGTTGCGTATACGATAAAGATATGCAATTAATTTATAAAAGTTAAAAGGAGGAAAATAAAATGGCTAACGCAATTTATTTAAGTTCAATTGGAGTAAAAATGTACTACGCAGTTGAAGCAACAGCTGGTACAAGACCAACAGCAAAAGCTGATTATACAGAATTAGAAGGAATAAAATCAACACCTTCTATGAATCCATCACCAGATGATTTAGACACAACAACATTAAATGAAACAGAATATAAAACAAGCATTCCAGGTCTTAAAGATTTAGGAGGAGCATTATCATTTACATTCAATATGTCTAATACTTTAATGACAGCTTGGGAAACATTAGTTACAGCTTATACAACAGCAGCAGCATCTAATAAGAAAACATGGTTTTATATTGAAATACCAGGATTAGACAAGGGACTATTCTTCCCAGGTGTACCAAGTCCTATGGGATTACCAGAATTAAGCGTAAACTCTGTAATTGAAGTAGAAAATTCTATTACACCAACAGGTGCGCCAACATTTGCAACAAAACCAACTGCTTAGTTATATCTTGTGCGTAATTAATTAATAAAAAGGAGAGATAAAATATGAGTACAAAAATTGAATTTAACTATAAGAATAAAGATTATACATTAGAATACAATAGAGATGCCATTAAATTAATGGAAAGACAAGGATTTAATGCTGAAAAATTCACTGAACAACCTATGACAATGGTTGAACTTGCTTTTGAAGGCTCTTTTATAAAAAATCATGCAAAAACAACAAAAGCAGAAGTTAAAGAAATCTATTCATTGTTTAAAAATAAAAGAGCATTGATTAATCAATTAATAATAATGATACAAGAAACATATTCAACACTATTTGATGATAATGAAGAAGATGATTCAAAAAACATAGAATGGAAGGTAGGTTAGAAGTATTACAAACTAACCAAGTAGAGCATATCTTCCTATATAAAAAGTTTGAAGAACTATGTCCATTTTATATGTCAATAGGTATGAGTTATAAAGAGTTTTGGGAAGATGATGTATCATTGACCAAATTTTATTTAAAAGCATATAGGATAAAAGAAAAAAGAGATTATGAATTAATAAAATGGCAAAATTGGGAACAAGGCTTGTATATATATGAGGCGTTATGCGATGTGTCTCCTATATTACGAGCCTTTTCTAAAGCAAAAAAGCCTCTACCATATCCTGAAAAGCCTTATGGGATGGAAGGAAATGAAGAAGACGAAGATAAAAAGAAAGAATTAGAAAAACAAAAAGAAGAAAAGAAGAAAGAATTAGAGTTATATAAAACTCAAATATTCTTTAAAAACTGGGCTAAAGCCACAGGAAATCAATTTCAACAAGAGGAAGGAGGTAAAAAATAGAAAATGGCGGAAGTAGTACAAGATGAAATTAGTATATCAATAAAATCAAGTGCAGATGATGCAGCTAAATCAGTTAAAACTTTAAGTAGCGAATTGAAAGGCTTGGATGCAGCATTAAAGGGATTAAGCATTGCTGGTTTATTGAATGGATTCAAGAAAATGGGAAGCTCAATATTTTCATTTACTGAAAAAATGAGCAATTATATTCAAACAATGAACCAATTTAGAATAGTAATGGGAAGTTCTACAAAAGAAGCTCAAAAGTTTGTAAATAGTGCGCAAGATATATTAGGATTAGACCCACAACAAATGCAAAGTTCATTAGCAACATTTAAGTCTTTGGGTGAAAGTTTTGGAATTTCTAGTAATAATGCTTATATAATGAGTAAGAATTTAACACAATTAGCAGCAGATATGTCTACATTTAAAGGAATATCTTTTGAACAATCATTACAAAAAATTAAGTCAGGATTCGTTGGAGAAATAGAACCAATGAGAGCCGTAGGTGTTGCATTAGATAAAGCAACATTGCAAGAAACTGCTTATAGATTAGGCATAGAGCAAAGAATAGATACTATGACCAGAGCACAAAAAACTGAATTATTATATTATCAAATGATGACAGCTACAACACAAATGCAAGGAAGTATGGCTAAAAACCTCATGACACCAGCAACAGCTATAAGGCAAATACAAATGGAATTTGCTCAATTAGGCAGAGCAATAGGAAGTATATTTATTCCAATGTTAATGAAGACGCTACCTTATATTAGAGCCATAACAGAATTAGCAACAGAAGCAGCGCAAGCGTTAGCAGATATGTTTGGATTTAAAATGAAAGATTTCCAGGTTTCAGCTAATGATGTTGCTGTAAGTTTAGGAGATGTTGGAGCTGGAATTGAAGATATTGGAAGCGGAGCAGGAAAAGCAGCAAAAGAATTAAGAAAAATGTTAATGCCTTTTGATGAATTAAAT